TTAAAACAAACTGTTGAAGCTAAAACAAGAAAGCTATCAGCACGTTGGACATTTGAAGCGGCACAAGACGCATCAGCTATGCACGGTTTAGACGTAGAAGCAGAAGTAATGGCGGCATTAGCACAAGAAATTACTGCTGAGATCGATCAAGAAATTCTTGCTTCATTAACATCATTAGCAGGTTCTGGTACAGCTTTCAACCAGTCAAACGCAACAGGTACACCAACATTTGTTGGAGACGAACATGCGGCATTGGCTGTAGCTATTAACAGAGAAGCTAACTTAATCGCTCAAAGAACTAGAAGAGGCGCGGCTAACTGGGCTGTTGTTTCTCCACAGGCTTTGACTGTGTTACAATCAGCAACAACATCAGCGTTCGCAAGAACAACTGAAGGTACTTTCGAAGCACCAACTAACACAAAATTTGTTGGTACATTAAACGGCGCAATGAGAGTATATGTAAACTCATACTTGGTAGATGATTCTCCAGTATTGATTGGTTACAAAGGTGCTGGTGAAGTAGACGCGGCGGCATTCTATTGCCCATACATCCCATTAATGTCATCAGGCGTTATTGTGGATCCGTCAACTTTTGAACCAGTAGTGAGCTTTATGACAAGATACGGTTATGTAGAGTTAACAAACACTGCATCATCACTTGGTAATTCAGCAGACTACCTATCAAAAATTGCTATTTCAAACGTAACATTTATCTAATAAGTTATACGTTAAAAAATACAGAAACCCCGGGTTATTCCGGGGTTTCCCTTGACTACACATATTATAAATTGGCCAAATCTGCTAAATAATAATAATACATATTGGAGCACGATGCATGGCAGATCAAACAGTTATTAAATCAGATGACGTTGTAATTACCGGTAATCTACAAGTTACGGGTTCACAAATTTCAACCACTACAACAAACACTGAGATTAAAGATAGATTAATTACTTTAAACAAGGGTGGTACTCTAAGCACCAACACAGCAGGTATTGAAATTGAATCAGGTGGTTCAATCACAGCAACTCTTGGTTATACATCAGCGGCAGGCTGGGATTTTGGCAATAAAAATATTACAACAACAGGTACAATTTCAGGAACTTTAAGTTTGGCAACAGATTCAGTCAACGACACAATGATTGATTTTGGTACAGGTGCTAATCAAGTTAACACAGATGATTTACCAGAAGGCACAACAAATTTATATTACACAAATGCCAGAGCAGATGCCAGAATAGCAAACAACATCATTGATGAAGATAACTTTGCAACAGACAGTAACACTAGAGCTCCATCACAGCAATCAGTCAAAGCATACGTGGCAACACAAATTGCAACCAAAGATAATTCAGATGAAATTGCAGAAGGTTCGACAAATTTATATTTTACAAATGGAAGAGCAAGAGCGGCTATTAGTTTAGGTTCAGCAGGCACACAAGCATACAATAGTTCAACAGGGGTGTTAACTATACCAGGTACAACAGATCATATTACAGAAGGCTCTAATGAATTTTATACAAATGCAAAAGCAGATGCACGTATTGCCGCGGCAAGTGTTAATGCATTATCAGATGTAAACACATCTGGTATAGCAGACGGTCAGGTGTTGATGTACAATGGTTCAAACTTTGTAGCACAGTCACCAGCAATGGGCGTAACTGAAGTTGTGAAATCAGGAACAGCAGATTCAGGATCAATGACAGTATCAGCACAGTCTTTTGATACATCAACCAGTACAGCAACTAGAGTTGGTGGATCAGTTAGTTTAACAGTACAACAAAATGCTTTTGTGTTTATTACATATTCTGCAAGTGTTGTGACAGATACAGGAAGTACAACTAAACTTGGTTTACAAAGAAGAGTAGGATCAGCTTCAAGTTTTACAGACATCACAGATTTTTCTAGTAACTCAGGAGGATTCCACCAACCATTTACACACATAGAACAACACACTGGTGCGACAGATACAATTGAATATAGAATAGTTGTTATAACATCAGCAAGTGATCCATCCATTACATATCAAACAAATCAAATTTCGTTTGCGGCAGTTGAATATAAAGTTGGTGAATTTGGTGCAGTAAATGATTTATCAGACGCAACAGTTACATCGGTAAGTTCAGGACAGTATTTAAAATACAATGGTTCGCAATGGGTAAATGAAACTCCAGTAATCACTAACAACAGTGATGTATCAAACGCAACACCAAGTTCAGATAATTTATTGAAATGGAGTGGCTCAGCATGGACGCCAGCAGATATGGGAACAGTGGCTAACCTAATAGGTCTCACACAATTGTCTAATGTTGATTCAGTTACAGCATCAGATGATCAAAAATTATTAAAATACGATCATGCATCGACATCGTTTAAATGGACGTCAGGATTAGATGTTATTACTGAAGTTGTTGATGACACATCACCACAACTTGGTGGAGAATTGGACGTTAATGGCAATGCAATAACAGGAGCAACAGTTTCGATCACAACATCATCAGCAGGTAATATTACATTAAATCCAGATGGTGCTGGTGAAGTAATAATGACAGGACCTACAAAAATCAATGGTGACTTAACAGTTACTGGTACAGCAACAACAATGGATGTAACAAACATGACGGTTGAAGATCCAATCATGTTGTTGAACAAACACGGGACACAACCAGCAAACAATACAAGTGATGCAGGTGTTATGGTACAACGTGGATCATCAGAAAATAATGCGGCTTGGTTCTGGGAAGAAACATCTGATAGATGGATAGCGGCAACAACAGTAAGCAATGCGTCAGCAACAGATATCACAGTAACAGCTAACGCAAACATACAGGCAGGTGTAGCACATCTAACAGCAACAGAGGCACAATATGCTGACTTGGCAGAGGTTTATGAATCAGACGCTGAGTACGAGCCAGGCACAGTTTTAATAATTGGTGGAGAAAAAGAAGTAACACAATGTAAGATGCTACAAGATCCAAGAGTGGTTGGGGTTGTATCAACTAATCCAGCATACTTGATGAACAAAGATGGAAATGGTGTGGCAGTTGCGTTGCGTGGTAAAGTTCCTTGTAAGGTAGAAGGTCCTGTGAAAAAAGGTGAAGTACTAGTAACCAATGTTACTCCTGGTACAGCAACAGCACTAACATATGATAGTCCAACTCCTCCAGGATTTTGTGTTATTGGTAAGTCTTTAGAAACTAACGAAAGCACAGGTATTAAGTTAATTAATATTATTATTTAACTGTAACGATTTTTAATATCATCCTGTGTACTCCAAACTAAAAAGTCTTGTAAAGTTTTGATCCAAGTTTTCATATCAGATTCTATTTCTATACAATGATAGTAACTCATGGGAAGTACAAAATAAGAGTAATCTTTTTTTGCTTTTAAATATTTTTTTTGCATCTCGACAATTTTTATCATGTCATTTTTAATATCAGTTATGATTTCATTGACTCTATCTTTGTTCTTGAACTGTGATATTATCCATTTATGGTAATCATCTTCTATTTCCCACATAGACATAATCTCTGTTAATTCAAATTTTAATGCACGAATAGGATTGATATCTTTTCTATATTTTATAAGTATAGATGGAATTTTATATTTGGGATTATTTGTTTCTAAATTTTGCAATAATATAAAATATTCATCTTCAAGTTTAAATCTAATATTCATATTATCTTCACTTGTCATTAATTTTACAGCTTCTTTTATGTCAAGCAAAATATTGTAAAAACGTTTACGATCTCTATCTGAGTATTCATCTAACACATCATCGATATCACTTTGAAAATGGAAATGTGGATTTATGTTTTCAAGAATATGGTCAGTAATAACTCCGTCTTTTGAAAATTGTTCAAATACGTGGGCTATTTTTGCCTGATTAAAGTTAATGATCCGTGACAATGTTACAATCCTATGTTTTTGTTAATAATACTAGCTAATAGTATTTACTATTAACTTTAGTTTTTTAACGTTGTTTTTATCTAATAATGTTTTACGTGCACCTTGGTGTAACGGTCTTGGAAATCTGTTCATCCTAGTCCAACAAAAATCCTGTGATTCATGATTTAGTTCTGGTTCAAATTCTGTTGGAGTAACAATAACAAATGTATGATACATGAAATGTCCGTCTGAGCTTTGATATATGTCTAATGGATGTATTTTTAAAATTTCAGGAACAAAACCAATCTCTTCTTTTATTTCTCTTTTTAAAGCCCCAATCACAGTTTCACCACGTTCAACTTTTCCACCCCAGAAACTCCAAGTACCTGAATTACTTACACGTTTTGATCTTTTGTTAAAACAAAATTTTTTTGTGTTCTGTGATAAGAATGTGGCGCCTACTGCATCGTACATAATTTTAATTATAACACAAATCAATGTGTTAGTCAATTAGGTTCCTGATAAATTTAATATCCAAAAACCTGGTTTGTACACACCTTGATATGTGTCGATCCATTCTGTGCCAGTCCATTTGTATTGATAGTTTGTAGCAGTGTTTGTTACATATTGTACAGTTGAACCATTTGCACTGGCATCAAAGGATACTTCCCATTGTGTTCCATTGTATTCTATAATATCATTTGCTGAAGCCCCAATGGTACCCCAATTTTGTGAACCTTGTGCAATGTCATTGATTATTAAATATCTTTGACCTGTTGCCGCCGCGGCAAGTGTACCATCTCCTGGATTATTTTTTTGTGGATCAATAATTTTTAACACTGCTGTTTGTGTGTTGGTTGGCAGTGTAGCAGAATCAATTGTAAAAATTAATTGGTTGTCATTGGTTGGATTATATGCAATAGTACCAATTATATCTTGTGTAGAATCTTCAATATCGGAAGACCTTCTTAACCTTATCTTTGAAGTAGATGCTTGGAACTCACCATATTGTTCAAAAAACTCTTTCCATGAATATGCTTCATTGATACCATGTGCATTTAATAAACTAATAGTATTTCCAGACACATCAATTTGTGTGTCTTGCGGAGTAACAACAATTTCTTCAAGGTTACTAAATTGAGCAAAAAAGTCTGCCATATTTTTATCATATTCAAGGTCAGTTAAATTATCATCTAAGTGTATTCTATTGATAATAGAATGTATGATTGATTGTTTTTTAACTTTTGCTGGAGGATTAATCCAAATTGGAACTTGAAAAATAAGTGTAGAAATATCTAATTGTGAATCAACACCTTGTGGCACTGATCTAGATGACCATTGTATGTCAATTAGTTCAACAACAGTAATGTTAGTCCAATCTAATGGATTAGTATTTGATTGTATTTCTACAGTTGGATTAAACAATGTTAATATTTGTTCCAATAGCTGTAATTTTT